CAACAGGAGCATTACAGGTTTCAGCAACTTCTGGTGGTTCAGCCGTTGATATTACAAATACAGGAACAGCAGCATCTCCTAATGAGTTTCAGGTAGCTTATGCAGATTTTAGTAGCGTTACACAGGTAAGAGAGTGGACATTTGAAATATCTAGAGAAGAGATAGATGTAACAACTATCGGTGGTACTCCAACACAATTTACTCCATTTAGAAAATATATTGCAGGTTTTGGTGATGGTACAGGTACTGCTACTGCTTACTTTACAAACGAAGATACAGCAATGGTAAACCGCATGGTTCAAGATGTGCTACAAAGACAGCAAGTAGGTGCAGCTATGAAACTATACATGGATCAGGTATTTACTGGTGGTTCTGTTAGCGATACATTAAGTAGATTTATTGAGTTTGAAGCTACCTTAACTTCTGCTTCATTAAATGTTAACCCTGATGATGCACAGACAGTAAGTGTAGAATTTAGACCTGCTGTACAGCCTACATTTGATTTTGCTACAGCATAAATGGTTGAGTTTTTTATAAACCATTAGTATACTAAGTAAGAAATATAATTAATTTATGGCATCTCCAAAAACTATGCGAGCAATAGATCGCTTGCGTAAAGCTGCTAATTTAGAAGCTACAAAAAAAGAAGTTACCTTGTCTGATGGAACTGTATTTGAAATGTGGGTAACACCTTTAACATTAGCTGAAAAAGAAAGAGCACAAAGAATGGCAAAATCTGATGATGCTAATGAGTTTGCTTTGCGTTTATTGTTAACAAAAGCACAGGATGAAACAGGAGAAAAATTATTTCAAATAGGTGAAATAGATGTTCTTAAAAATGAAGTAAGAGATTCTGACCTACAAAAATTGATGTTAAGTATTATCCAGGAGGAAGAAGAACCTCTCGACCCAAAAGACTAAGTGCTGAACTGCGTAAAGACAGTTTAATGATGTTGCAGTTTGGTATTGCTAAAGAATTAGGTATGAGTCTTGCTGATGTCAGAAAAATGACATTAGAGGAAGTAATTGGTTGGAGTGCTTATTTTCAAGTATTAAATGAAAATCAAGAGAAAGAAATGGAAAAAATTCGCAGACGTAGGTAGAATAAGAAAAAAATTTAATTGTGGAAAATATAAGGACTAAAATACAACTTGCTGTAGAAGGTGGAAGGCAAGTAGGTCAGTTATCAGATCAAATAACAAAATTAGGTAAAGATATAAAGTTAGTTAATACTGGTGCACAAGGAATAGTAAATAGTTTTAGGGTTGTTAATAAGGTTTTATCTGAAGCAAAAAAGAATTTTAGAGATGTTTCTTTAGATACAGCAGAAGCTGCAAAATCTGCGGAACAATTAGTTGCAGCTAATAATCAAGTAAACGCAACTTTAAGGGAACGAAATCAATTATTACAGGATGCAGGTAATAAATTAGCAAGAGCTTCAGGTGCTACAACACCAGAGATACAAAGAGCTTTGTCTCCTACGACAGGTGGAAGTAGGCAGCAGCAAATGGTTAATCAACAAGTAAATGAGCAGTTAAATAGACAAGCTCAAGGTGTGTTGGATATGGAAAGAATGAGGATTACTGTAAGAAATAATATAATAAATTCTTTAAAAGAAGAAGCAGCGATTGAAAATCAAATATTGAATGATAAAGCAGCACGAATACAACAAGATAGAGATGAAACTCAGAGAAGAAGAAGTAGGCAAAGTATAGAGAGAAGAAGAGATCAATTAGATTTACCAGGAGCTAGATTTGCAAGATTTAGAAGAAACAGAACTCGTGGAGATAGACAAATTAGAAATCAAGCAATATCTAATGCAACTATTGGTGGTGCGTTTCCGTTGTTATTTGGACAAGGACCTGGAGCAGCAATAGGTGGTGCAGCAGGTGGTTTTGGTGGTGGAATAATGGGAGGTCAATTTGGATTTGCATTATCACTAGCTGGTACTGCTCTTGGATCAGCTATAGATAATGTTGTTAAAACTCTTGTTGGCGGTGCATCAGAGCTAGGTCAAGCGTTAGGGCCTTTTACGCAGGACACGGAAGCTATAACTGCTTCTTTGGGTTTACAAAATAGTGTTCAACAGGCACAAATAAAACTTATTGAACAGGTAGAAGGCAAAACAGCAGCGTTTAATGCTGCAATGAAGTTGATGGCTAATGATATTGGTCAAAGAGGTGTTGATGCTTTAAAACAATTTGGCGAATCTTCAAGAATACTTAGTAGTCAATTTACTCTTGCACTTACAAAATTACAGGCATTTGCAGCAGGTGTTGCTAATTTTGTTTTACGCATAACAGGTTTAGAAAATAGGTTAAAGAAAGCAGATGCAAGGAGAGTTGTTGGTGCTGCTGCTGTAAGAGGTAATAGCCAGGCATTAGGGCTAATTCAAAGACAGAAGCAGATAGATGAAATGGGTAGTAGAGGAGGTGAAGGTAAACGAAAAGAAGCGTTACAAGCTCAGTTAGATATAGAAAAACAAATATTTGCAATTAGGGAACAGCAAAAAACAAAGTTAGGTGAAATCACTTTAGAATACGATCAAGCTGTACAAAAAAATAAAGAAGAATTAGAACTTAAAGAAGCTGTTAAGAAATTAACAGAAACAGGTATGTCTCAAGCTATTGCGAAAGAAGTAGCACAAAGAGAACAACTTAGAGATAAAGTTCTAGAAGAAGTTGATGCACTTGCAGATGCTTTACGACTTGAAAGAGCAAAACTAGGTAATACAGATACAGAATTACAAAGATTGAAAGAAATTGATGCAGTATTAGCAGATATTCTTAAAAAGAGACAAGAGATAAACGGTGAAACAGATAAAGCAGTAGGCAAAATAAAAAGTACAGGTGACGAAATCAAAAAAGTAAAAGTAACTAAGGAAGAAATTGCAGATTTATTAGCTAATGAAATGACAAATGCTCTTATGGGTCTTATTGAAGGAACAAAATCATTAGGCGAGTCATTAGCCAGTATTGCTAAATCACTAGCAAGTATGTTCTTAAATAAAGCTTTCAGTAGTATTTTTGGTGGAATGTTTGGTGGAGGTGGAGGTGGAGGACTTGATTCTGTTCCATTTATACCTAGTTTGGGTGGTAAGGGTTTTGCTCAAGGTGGCTATGTAAATAGCCCAACGATGGGGTTAGTTGGTGAGGCAGGTGAATCAGAATATATTATTCCATCTTCTAAGATGTCTGGTGCAATGTCTAGATATTCAGCAGGTGCTAGAGGGGGTTCTGTTATCCCAGGAGGTTCTGGTGATTCTGGTACAGTTGCAGGTGGTACTGGTAATGCAGTTGTTGAATATACAGGACCTACATTAAACTTTAATGGCGATGAGTACGTTCCAAAATCTGCTGTGCCTGATATTATCGGTGCTGCCACAAAACAAGGTGCAATGGCAGGTAAAGCACAAACTATGAATACACTTAGAAATTCTAGAAGTCAACGTGCATCATTAGGATTATGAGTATTACAACTTTAGTTACTTTTGTAGAAGTATTTAGTGTAAATGAAAATGGAAGTAAAAGTACAAAACATTTACTTCAAAATGCCAAAAGAGAACCTTCTGAAGAATCAAACTCTGCAAAAAATACAATATTATTTAACGGTAAAAATTATCATTATTTACCTTTTGTTTATCAAGGTACAACTATTAATAAATCAGGAGATAATATTGAATCTAATTTAATTATGGCAAATCATCCATTAAGCATGGCAAAAGCACAGGAAGCTGTACTTAACAGATATTTTGTAGAAGTAAATGTATGTATTGTAGCTAATAATGATATTGATAATATAACAAACGTATTAACTACTGATACATGGCTTGCTGCTTCTTTATCTTACGATCCAGAAGTTGTTGAGGTTTTATTAAGTAGTGCAGTAGATGCTGTTGGTGTCAATGTACCAAGTATCGTATTAACTACAGAAGTTGTTGGTAAACTACCTGTAACAAGTGATATTCAAAATAGATGAAGCCACATCAACTTATTGGTTTACGTTACAGATTAGGTGCTGATCCTATCAAGCATCATGCGGTAGATTGTTTATCTTTGGCTCGCACAGTTTTAAAATATTATGGAATAAACTCACCTGAACCTACAAGAGATTGGTATAGAAGAGTAAGAAAAAAAGATTTTAGTATATTTAAAGAAGAACTTGAAAAGTGGGGAAACGAGACAAAACAGTTTAATATAGGTACAGTTGCATTATGTAAATCTAATAATGGATTTGGTCTTGCTGTTTACTATGAGGAAGGATGGATAAACTGCGGAGAATCGGAGGTAAGATGGAGTCCTTTAGACGGCCTGGAGGTCGTAGAGTCTTATTGCCCGCAGAAGTTGAATTATGTGAAACAGTAGGAATTACAGAAGATGAATATTGGTATTTTGTAGAGTTAACACAAGTATATAACGGAAAAAAGCCTAAAGAATACGATGATATACCTTATATCATTAATATGCCACAAGTGTTGTTTGTTGGAGGTACTATTAGTGGAGGCTTAACAGTAGCAGGGCAACTTCTTTTAGGTGTTATTCTTACAATTGTTTCTGTTTTATTAACTCCAAAACCTAGAGCACCCAAAACTCCTCCTAGTCTTACTACTGCTGGTCAAACAGGTCCAAAAAGATTTGCACCGCAGACAGGATTTAATTCAGTACAGGAACTTGCAAACTTAGGTGAAGTAGTGCCTTTAGTTTTTACAAAGCAAGAAACAGAAATTCTTGATGGTGCTAAATATTATTACGGTGGAGTTCGTGTTAATACAAGGCTTTTATGGTCACAAATGATAAGTCTAGGGACAGGTCAACAATTAAAGGCTTTATTTATGATAGGTCTTGGTGATCTTGCATCTAAACCTGATTTTGCAGGTTATGCAATAGGAGACTTGTTACTTAAAAACTATATAAATAAAAAATTAGCTTTATATATAATGACTGATGGTGGTAGACCACAGGAAAGAGAAGAGAGATATTCAGAAGGAACTTTAGAACCACAAAAAGATAGAAATGGCAGTGAATTTGAAGATGTTATGTCTGTTGATTGGGACGAGTTTCGTGGTGCAACAAGTAATATTGTTAGCAGTGCAAGAACACCTAATACACAGGTGCAGTTTGGAGCGTATTCACCCATGCCAAATAGCATGAGATATAGAGTTCCTTATGAATTAGTTCTTAAAGCTAAAGACTCAAAAAATAAAGGAGATATTGATAAAAAAAGAAATAAGTTAAGAACAAACTTTCCTAGATATGCCTCGTTATATGCAATAGATAATAGTGAATCAGATCAAACAAGTAAAATTGTTAATAAAGATCAAACAATAAAATACAGCATTGCTGATTTTAATTCAGGAACAGAATTTGACCCTCAATTTGACCCTTGGGGAGTAGAAGATGTTAAATCTGCTGTTGATGCTTCAAGAGAAGAATCCGATGATGCTATTCAAATAGGTGAATCTTATTTAGCTGGTTCTGCTTTGGTTGTTTGTATAAATAAGAGTAGACCAATATGGACTAGAGAACATTATCAAAATTGTACTTTTACTGTTGATACACCTGGAGTGATAGATATAAGAACAGGTCAAGATGGGTTGAAGGGAGCACATAAAGGATATCAATTACTTACACTTCAAAAAGCTGCTATTGGAACGATTAGTAATAATAAAGTGTGTGATGTAACAGAAATTGGGTTGAAATCAAAAGTATTTAAACAAGTAACAAGTTTTCCTAATGTTAATAGCCATCCTGGGGCTGTTGGTTGGAATGAACAAAATGCTGATACAACGAGTGGTGTTGTAAAAAGATATCAAGATGAAAATGGCAATATTTCTCTTGGTGGGATGAGTAAATATCTTACTAGATATAGTTTTTTTAGATTACAGGCAAGAGTAGCTGGTGTTGGTGAAGCCGATTGGAATTATATTGATGAAGGCATACCATTTGGAGTTAAAGGTAATTCACCACAGCCACAGTATAATTTTATAAGAATAAATCATCACAGCGTACCAAAAAAAGAATATGAATTTAGATTTTTACCTTTTCCAGGAAATTTAATACAAAGAGATTTTGTTGACCAAAGACCTGTAAGACTATTAAGTGCTAATGGGGAACTTTTAAAATACGAAGCAAAACCTAATGAAGAATTATATGAAATTTATTTTAAAGGATCTAAGGAACAATTAAGAAGTGGCGATGTATCTAATACTGAATGGTATTTAGGTGATTTACCCACAGATGTAGATGGAGGAAAAGTAAACAGATTATTAAATACAGTTACAGGAACAATACCAAGATCCATAAGATGGTTTGATGAAGGTGATGCTGGAACTGTTAAAACAAGATCGGGAGGTACTGAGTGGAGAGGTAATGGCTGGCAATATTATCAAGGAAATAGAGCAAGACCTCAACAGGCAAGTCAAATATTAGCACGAGGTCTTCTCACTCCTGATCCTACAAAAGAGCCATATCTCGATAGAGGTGATGGGTATAGATATGTTGTTGGTGTTTTTGAAAAAGAATTAAGAACTAATAAACATGAAGGTGGGAGATATTATGATATGCGAAGATATGAATTAAGGGAAGCTGATGTTGAACCAGTTGTTCATACGAATATTTCAACAACAACAGGTGGTAATGGTACAGGTTTAACTGTTAATATTAAAGTTTATTTAGATCCTAATAATAACCAATATGCCGCTGCTGTTTGGGAAATTAATCAAAGAGGCAGTGGCTATAAAGATACTGATACTGTAAGTATTCCAGCTACAGGTAATTTTCCTGGTGAGAATAATATAGATATAGTTACTGACTTTAGTGAATTTGTATCAGAGCCTTGGCCTGAAGGTAAGAATCTAAATCCTTTTGATGCAATAACTGATTATTACCAATACGATGCAGAACGCAGTAGTCATCAAGATGGGCCAGAACATGAAATCGTATATGTTAATGAGCAAAGTAACATGGGTGCAGCACCTCCTTATGCTTTAAATCAAGCTGGTATTGCTAATGTTGCCTTACGTCTTAGCAGTTCTAAAGAATGGAATAGTTTTTCACAATTTTCTGCTTATCTTAAAGAAGGTATTAAAGTGCAAAGATTAATCAATGATTCTACTGGTGCAACTAACTTGTTTCCTGAAATTGTATATGCTTTATTAACCGAAACGAGGTTTGGATTAGGACATTCTATTGGTGTTAATGCTGTTGATAGAGATAGAATGACTATTGCTGCAAAATTCTGTGAGGCCAATCAGTTTTATTGGGATGGAGTTATTACTGAAAAACAAAATGTAAGAGAATTTGTATATCAAAATGCAATGTTTAATTTGTTGGATTTTACTATTCTTGGAGGCAAATTTTCATTATTTCCTTCAGTTCCTTTTGATAGTAATACTTTTAAAATTGACCAAACACAAAAACCTACAGTTAGAGCATTATTTACAGATGGAAACACAAGAAATTTAAAGGTAAGTTTTTTAACTCCAGAAGAACGTCAAAATTTTATTGGAACGGTTTATTTTAGAAAAGAAATACCAAACGGTTTTTCTGAAACCGAGTCAATAACAAAAACAGTTTCTGATAATGATGATAATATTGATGTAAATGAAATAGAAAAATTCCCTATAGAAGTATTTGATATGTCTGACTTTTGTACTAGGGAAAAACACGCAGAAGATTTTTTGAATTATGCTTTAATGGTTAGAAAAAAAGTAGATCATGGTATTAAATTTGAAACTACACCACAAGCTGCATTAGGTTTAAAACCTGGTGATTATGTAAGATTTATTTCAGAAGCTACTCATACCAGTAGATTTGAAAATGGCGCTATATCTCAAGATGGAATTGTACAAAGTGTTGGTAATAATAGTTTGACGGATGTAAGTATTTATCATTGGAAACCTGGAACAGATGAAGTTAAAGAATCTAATCTAAATGTTGTAAACGGTAGGACTAGCGATGCAAATTTATATGGATCAGTTTTTACAGTAAAACAAACAGGTGAATCTAATAGATTATATAAAGTTGAATCAATTACATATACAGATGAAGGATTAATAGAAGTATCAGGAAGTCATGGACCTCTTTTATCTGATGGAACTCTTGCTACTATAAATTATAGTACAGATGATTTTACGCTTTTATAATGGCAGTTAATAGAAATTTTCCTAGTATAAAGCCTTCATCTAGAAGTTATATCCCTGGAACATATCCACAAGTTGAATTTGTTGCACAAAATGGTGCAAAAAGTGTACTTAGATATGGTGATAAAAAGGTAGATGCAAAATTAAGTTTAGGGTTTACAAATATTACAGATTCTCAAGCAAATGAAATTTTAAATTTATATGAAGAGGTTAATTCTGATTATGATTACATATTTTTTACATCTGCTAATGCCTTAGCTGGTGTAAACTCTTCAAGTTTAGTTAACAATATGGCCGAAAAAGATTCAAATGGTGTAAAACTTAGGTATCGTTTTGATGGTCCTCCTAGTGTGTCGAGTGTTAGACCTGGCAGATCCAATGTACAATGTAAATTTGTCGCTTGCCTCGATGGGGATTAGAATGTATTTAAAATTAAACTAAAACGATGGCTGGCTTTTATTCTGGTAAAGAAGGCGAATTACTGATAGATGGAACGAAAGTTGCCAAAGTCAGATCATTTTCATTTTCATTTAACCAAGCAGTTTTAGAAACTGTTTCCTTAGAAGATACTGATAGAACAATTATTCATGGCACTAGAAGTTATACAGGTAGTGCTAGTGTTTATTATTATCAAGAAACTGCTGGAGGCGGTGCTGGTCAGCTTAGTACATTAATAACTAATATTATTAAAACTGGTAGTGGTGCAGGTGATGGTGCCAATGCAGAAAGTACTGCTATGACATTTAAGTTAAGAATAAAAGATGGCTCTACTGCCGGTAGATTTATAGAATTTCAAGCAATACCAACAAGTTTTGGTATTACAAGTGCAGTAGGAGAAGTAACAGCAGCAGATATTAGTTTTGAAGTAAATGGAGCACCTACTGGCCTTGCTTTATAAATGTCTATTTATTTTGGATCAACAGGTTTTATTGAATTAAAACGTGATGCTTTAAATTCTGAAATAGGAACATCTTTAGACCCTGCTGATGTAAATACAACTAAAAAAAGATTTTCTGTAGATAAAGTTTCTGGATCGTTACTTACAGGAGATCAAATTGAAATAGAAACTGTTGATGGAAGTAATTTAGAGTTATTGTCTGGGCATAATTATCCTGATCTTCGTAAATATATCCATATTGATGATATGGGTGGAATCAAGTTATACAATACTTTTGCTTCTGCATTAGCTGGTGAAGTTACAGATGCACTTACATTAACCGCACCATCTTCTACAAAAAATATATTAATACACACTAGAAATACTAGATTTAGACCGCTTGCAAAAATTACTGAATTTGAAATTACAACAACAAGAGATACAGTTGATGTTACTAATTTAGGAGAAGAATTTAGGCAACAGTATGAAAATGGTTTGATATCGGGGCAGGGAACTATACAGACAATATGGCAGCATAGAAATTTTCAGAATGATACAGCTGACTTTGCAAGTCCAGAGTTTCCTGTTTATTTAAGTCAATTATTGGTACGGATGCAGCAGGGTGCAGATTTTGAGGGTAGATTTTATGTTTATCACGACCCAAGTGCCACTGCAAACAGCGTGTGGTATCAATCAATGTGCGTTGTTACTAATGTTGCTGTTAATGTACCTGCAAGTGGTTTGGTTGAGGCACGAATAGAATTTGTAACTAATGGTGAAATTAGATTACATAATGGAGTTCCACCATCATTCTTGTTATTAGAAAGTAGTGATAAGATATTGCAAGAGGATGGAGAAGGTATTTTACTTGAAGATCCTTAAATTTAGATTTATGATGTACTTAAAAGTGACTTGACATGGCTGATCTACAGATTACACAATTACCAGAATTAAGTTCAGCCCAACTGCAAGCAACAGATCCGATTGCGGTTGCTGATGTCAGTGCAACAGAAACTAAAAAAATAACTGCAAAAAATTTAGTACAAGGTGCTTTTGGATTAGTAGATAATGCTTCTATACCAGCTACAGCACTTAGCTATCCTTTGTCTGTAGGTCAGATTGTTACTGCGACTTTAGCTGATAGTGCTGTTACTAATGCAAAGATCACAGATGCAACTATTACTGGAGCGAAATTAGTAAATGATACGATTACAGCTACACAAATAGCAGCAAATGCGATAACAGCAAGTGAACTTGCAGACAAT